ATGCGGCCGGTAGCCACCACCGTGACCTTCTCCGCCACCATGGAACCGACTTTGCCCTCCTCCTGGATGGCGCTCCACTGACAGCCGCTGTAGATGACCTTCCGGTCCGGCTTGGAGATGACCAGAGAGAAGTCCTCCAGGGCGAAAAAGTCGATGCCGTCGCTGATGGCGTCATCGGTGGCATAGAGCCGGGTCAGCTCCAGCACGTACTTGCTCTGCCCGTTGATGGTCGCCACCGGCTCGCTCTCGCCGAAGGCCTCCACCACCTGGCTGGTCTTGGTGGCCTTGGCGGTGTAGCTCTGGACCACGGCCACCTTCCGGCCGTCCAGTTCCAGGTAGATGTCACAGCTGGTAGGAAAACCTGTCACTTCCATATCCAATCCTCCTTAAATCGTGATGTGGGCGGTGAGATAGATCTGGTTGAGCCCGTGGGCCACGGCGAAGCTGAACTCCACCAGGCACACCGTGGGGTCCTGGTCGTAGACGGAGACGGACACATCCCCGTAGCTGTCGATGGTCTCGGCCCGCAGCTTGCTCTCCAGCTCCACGATGACCTGGGAGCGGATGGCTCCCCGGGTCTGGACGGTGTTCTTGGTCTGGCTGAACCGGCTGCGCAAACTCTGTCGGATGGAGGGCACCACATCGTCGACAATGAGGATCGTGGTCAGCTCCCGCCAGGTGATATCCTGCGCACCGCCGGTTGTGGTGCGGGTGGTGATGCCCCGGACCGGGGAGACCACGCCCCCCAGGGCCTCCAAAGGCGTGACGCCGCCCCGGACCAGCAGGTCGACCTCGTTGTCCCCGTACTGCTCACCGACGCCGCCCAGCCCCGGCAGGCGGGTGCCGTTGAGGGGAACCGCCGGGTCCCTGGTGACGGCGACAGCCGCCGCCACTGCCGCCGCGGCGAAGACGCCGGAGAGTGCCTTCCCGTCGCTTGCGATCACATCGGGCCCCACCAGGACCATCCGCTCGCTGTTGAGGGCCTTCGCCCGGCCGGTGAGCGCCGTGGTATCCGCGCCGCTCATGCCCACCACGGCGATGCGCTCCCGCCGCGCGGCGGAGGCGGCCTCCACGCTGGTGCGCAGGGCCTGGTGGACGGTCAGCTCCCCGCTGTCGCAGACGATGACCTGCACGTCCTCCACCGTCTCGAGGGCGGAGAAGGCCCCGGCGTAGTCCTCGCCGTCCACAGCCACGGCCACCACCGTGGACGCGCCGCCCAGAAACAACAGGCGCAGGATCGTGGACATGCCCTGGGCCTCCGCGGCGTCCTCGCCGAAGGCGGTGAGCCCCGCCTCATAGCTGGTGAGGGTCACAGGGACCCCCTTGGTCCCGGCGGAGCTCTTCGCGGCCACGCCGATGGTCCGGACGGCCCTGCCGCCCCGGATGATGGTGGAAGCGTCATAAGAGGAGTAGACCCCCGGACGCTCATGGATGATATGGTTCATTTGGTCACAACACCTTTCAAAATAAAATCGGTCAGAAGAAGCCCGTCCTCCGAGGCCGCCGCCGTGAAGTACGCGCCGCAGGCAAGGCTCACCGGCAGTAAAAACATGGCGGTATCCTCGTCCCAGCCGGTCTCCTCCCACTTCAGCTCTGCGGGCCGCAGTCCGGAGGGGAGGCCCTCCAGGAGCACCTGGTGCATCTTCTCCAGCGCCCCCTCACAGCCGGAGGCCCCCTCTCCCGCCGGGCAGTAGATGTCCAGGGACAGCGTCAGCTCCATGCGCATCCCGTAGACTTCCCGGCAGTCCCTGGTCTCGGGGTCCTCCTGCTGTCCCAGATAGCTGCTCAGGGCTCCGCCCCGGCTCTCTCCCCGGCGGAGCCCCACGGCCACCACCGGCCCGCTGTACCCCTTGGCCCATCCGGGCTCAAAGGCCAGTCTCGCGGCGATCCCGGCCTTCTCCAAAGCCCCGGCGATAGCCCGTTTCACCTGTTCCAGTCCGCTCATACCGCTTTCTCCTTTTCCTTCCGCAGGAGGGCCCACCAGTAGAGGGTCCCGCCGCCCCAGGGCACGCTCCGGGCCTCCTGGACCACCAGCCGCAGTCCGCCGCAGGCCACGCCGTCCCCGGCCCTCAGGCTCTGGGAGCCGCCGCCGATATAGAGCCACCGCTCCCGGCTGACCGCCCCCAGGGCCGTGGCCTGGGCGGGGAGGTCCTCCCGCTTTTTGAGGACAGGCTGGACGAAGGCCCGCACGCGCCGCTCTCCGCCGGTCTCCCGGTCCGTGAGCACTGCGTCCTGTCCATACCGGGCCAGGATGCCCTCCAGCCGGGCCCTCATCCCCGCACCCCCGCGAAAGCGAAGCTGTCGTCCGCCCAGTAGGGGGCCATCATGGCCGCAGCCTGACGGCGCAGGAGTCCCGCCGCCGCGCACAGCCCGCCGTTTCCGCCCGTTTGCAGGCTCACCTCGCCCGCGGTGAAGCGCTCCACGTCCCCGCCGTCCCGGCAGGGCAGGAGCCCTGCCGCCGCCAGGAGGGCGGCGGCGCAGGGGAACGCGCCGCAGTCCTCCGGGGACACATCCTCCCGCAGCCGCCCGGTCAGCTCCGCTTCCGCCGCGGTGCACAGGGCGTCCAGAAGGGCCTCCTCTTCCTCTGCGGGCCGGACGATGGCCTTAGCCAGCGTCAAAATCTTTTCATGCATCACGCCGCCTCCTTGGCTGAAAATCAGATGGTGAGCACCTTCCCCGCGTCGGTGTACAGCTTTGCAAAGCCGGAGATGCTGGTGATAGCGGCCCGTTCCACCTGCCGGTCGATGAGCTTGTCGTACTCCACGCCCACGTCGCCCGCGCTGACCATCTCCAGCGCATAGTTGCGGTCCAGGCCGATGAGGGTGTCCGCCGGCATGGCGCTGGTGCGCAGGAGCGTTGCGCCCAGGGGGGAGGCCAGGGTGCCGGTGCCCTGGAAGTTGAGCCCCGTCATGGGGTTCTGGAACTCGGTCATCTTGAGCATGTCCAGCATCACGGCGTTGGGCACCAGGATGGTGTTCATGGTGTAGGGGTCGAACTGCCCCCAGAAGTCCAGCAGGGCCTCGTAGGAGAGCTTGCCGCTGGTGCCGCCGATAGGCGCGGTGCCCACGGCGAAGGTGTCGGCGGGATTGCCGTTGCCGTCGCCCTCCATGATGACCTTGATCGCGTCCTCCAGGTGCATCCGTGCGATGTGACTGCCGATCTGCCGCAGGGTGATGGAGAAGAGGTCCAGCCGCTGGAAGCGGATCGCCTCATAAGAGGCCACCAGCATCCGGCCCCGCTTGTGGAGCTTGACCAGGTTGTTCTGGGTGCGGATGGAGGTCTGGGGGAGCTGCGCGCCCTCCTCCACCCGCTTGAGGCTCTTATCCTCCTCGCTGGGCACGGAGGCGATGGAGCGGTAGTCCATGCCGTCGAACTGGGTGACGGTGGCGGTGATGGAGGGCAAAACGTTGTCCTCGGCCATCCCCTGGCGCACCACCCGGGAGACGAACTCCGGGAACAGCACCGCCGACTCGGAGGTGCGGAAGAACTTCTCCACCACGTCGGACCGGGAGCCCTTGACGTGGATGTCGAAGCGCTTGAGCTGCCGCTGGAAGGCGTCCAGGCCCTCCAGGGGGGTGCCCTTATAGTTCTCGCTGGGGTCCGCGGCCTCCAGCACCTGGGTAAAAGACTTGCCCGCCTCGCCGTACATGCCCTTTTCCAGTCTCAGATTGTCATAGGAATATGCCATACGATGTTCCTCCTTTCAAAATTAGAGCAAAATGGTCACGGTCTTAGCCGTGGTATCCACATCCACCACCAGGCAACTGGTCCCGCCGGTGGCGGCAGTCTTCACGCCGCCCTCACCGTCGGCGCAGAGCGCCGTCTGCCCCAGTCCCGGCGCGGTGCCGGAATAGCCGGCCGTGACAAACCCCCGCACCTGCACCGCACAGGCCCCGGCCCTGGTGTGGAGCACCACGCCGCAGAAGCCGTCCCCCGCGCCGCACTTGCCCGCGGTCCCCCGGCCCGTGACCTTCACCACCTGGCCCTGGCTGACGCCCCCATCCAGAAAGGTGGCGCACACCTGGCCCACTCCGTCGAAACAAACATTCATAAAAGCTCCTCCTTTTTAAACTACAAACTCGCTGTCCTCATCGGCGCAGACCGCCGCGCCGCGGCTCTGGATCTGGGGCCTGGGCGGGTAGAGGGAATCCAGCCTGTGCCGGTAGGCCTTGGTCATCTCGATGAGCTCCCTCTCCTCCATCCGCTCCGCCAGGGCGGAGAAGACGGTAAGGTCCAGCGCCTCGTCGGCCAGCCCCGCCAGCCTTACCAGCTCCTTGCGCAGGCCCTCCATATAGCTCCTGCCCAGCTGCGCCTCCTTCTCCAGGGCCTCCAGCTGCTTGAGGTACCCCGGCCTCCCGGCCAAAAGCCGCTTCAAGTCCCCCTCGCCCTCCTGGCCGAAGGCCTTGATAACGCCGGCCTTTCTCTGGGCGGGCACGGCCACGAAGCTCCACTCGTAGGCGTCGGTAGGTCTGGAGAGCGTAAAGAAGCACAGTCTCCCGTCATAGCGCTTCCCGCCCTTGTGGACGCACCCGCTCTGCCCGCAGATCGAGCACACCCGCTCGGACACGCTGCACCCGATGCTGACCTCCTTTTTGATGCCCGCCTCGATCTCCTCGATGAGGGCCTGGTTCTTCTCGTTCCGGAGCATGTAGGCGTAGCCCTTCAAAAACCGGGCCTCATCCCCGGCCATGGTCCGGCCCTCCTCCCGGCAGACCTCGGTTTTGTAGAGCCTTGCGGTCTGCCCCTCAGCGGACCAATTGTGGTCAAAGATGCCGCTCCTGCCCACGAACAGCCGGCTGAGCTCCTCCAAAGCCTCCTGGTCGAAGCGCTCCCAGTCCCGGTCCACCTCGTTGTCGCACAGGCGCACCGCGAAGGTGTACACCTGATCCGGTCCCAGCTCCGACTTGGCCAGCCGGTTGATGAGGAGCAGGTCCTCCCGGGACACGCTGTGCCGGATCACACTGCCCGGCTCTTTTCTCACGTCTAACACGAACATTCCTTTCCCGCCTCAGCGGCGTTTGCCTGTTCCAGCGCGTCATTTTCCAGCGCCAGTTTTCTTGTCTGCTCCTTGTACCAGCCCGCCTTGGCCTCCTCCAGCAGGTCCTGGAGGTTGATGTCATCCCACACCACCTCCACGCCGCAGCTGTACCCGTGCATTCTCAGCCACAGCCGGCAGATCTTCTCCACCACCGGCGTCAGCGCCCTCCGGATGGCGGTCATCTCCGTAGTCAGGAGGTCGGCCTGCTGGTTGCTCATCCGCTCGGTGCTGGACCAGCTGAGCCCCAGCATAAAGGGCGGGATGCCCGTCTTGCTCACCAGCTGTTCCAGGATCTGCCGGATGGGCACAGAGCTGTCCAGGACCTGGTTGTCCGCGCCGATGACCTTGATCTCCACGTCGCCCACGGCCACGAAGTCCCGCACGCTCCCGCTGCGGGTGCTCTCCATGGCCCGGCTCCACTCGCTGGCCAGCTGGCGGCTTCTCTCCTGGGCCATACCCCGCTCCCACTCGCCCTCCTTTGGCCGGTAGACCACAGCGAAGCGCACGTTGCCCATCCGCTCCCAGTTGACGCCGGTCGCGTAATAGATTTTGCTCAGCAGCTCGGCCAAAAAGGGCATAGACCTCAGCAGGGACACCCCATAGGGGGCGTAGGCCTCCGGCTGATACGGTGTAAAGAGGAGCAGGTCCGGATAGGGCAGGGGCTCCACCTGTCCCAGCTCGTTGTAATGGCAAAGCTGGAAGTCCAGAGGACTCTCCCCCTCCTGGAGCTGCACATCCTCCACCTTAGCGCACAACACCGCCGCGATCTCCCCGCCGCCGGGGGTGACCACGATCTCGCCCACCCCCTGGCCGAACATGAGCATAGAGTCCAGGTACTGGTCCAAAAAGGCGTTGATGCCTCTCTGCCCTCTTCCCGTGTCCACCTGTTCCAGGAAGGCTCTCAGGCCCCGCTCCGCCTCCTCGTCGCCGCACGCCGCGCTGACGCCTCCGCAGAGCCTCACGATCTTGCCGATGCAGGCGTCCACCACGGGCACGGCCTCCCGGATGGCCCGGTAGAGCTTTGTTTCCCCCTGCTGGAGGGGCACATAGCGGCTCAGTGCGCTGAAGGGCTGACCCTCGCCCCGTTTGATCTGTGGGGTTGCCTCGGCGGCAAAGTCGTCCTTTCGCTTAAAGAATTTCATTGCTCACTCCTTTTTTCGCGCCTGACCGGCGCTCTTTGGCGGATTATGCCAAAAAACTCACGAACGCTCTCACCTCCTTTACCGCCCCGCGCCCCGGCTCAGCTTCTCCGCACCACAGAGCAGAACGCCCCCTCCTCTCTCCGCTCCCCCGCCGCGACGGTAACGGCGAAATACCGCATATCGTCCATGGCGTGGTCGTTGTCCTTGTGGGGGGCGTCCCGCCCCTCGGTCTCCTCGCTCCAGCGGTACATGGCGATCTCTCTGAGGCAGTCCTCACAGCCCTCACAGATCGCGATCCGCCCTCGTTTCAAAAGATCGGCGGTGATCCGGATGCCGGAGAGGACGTCATTGTTGGCCTTGACCACATGGAAGCCCGCCTGACGCAGGGCGGTGATAAAGCTGGCGGCTGAGGGGTCCGCCACGACGGATCGGATTTCTCTCCCGTCCGCCAGGGCCTGGAGGGCCCTCACATACTCCTGGTCCGTCAGCTGGACGCCTGTTTTCCTGGATGCGTAGTAATACTCCTCCATCCGGTACCAGACGCCCTCTCGAAGGCCCCAGAGTCCGAAGGAACAGGGATTCGCGGTGCCGTAGTCCACGGAAATGACGTACTGCTCCATCTTGCCCCCCGGCCTGGGCACTGCGTCCCTGGCGGGGTCGAAGAAGTCATACACCAAGCCCTTCGCAGCGGTCCACTCCCCCAGGATGAACCGTCGATAGAAGGCGCCGCTGTAGCTGGACCGGTATCTCTGCCGGATGCGCTGGGAGAGGGAGGGGTTGTCCTCCATGGTGAAGTGGAGGTACAGGGCGTTTCGCGTCTCGCGCTTCAGGATCCACTCCTGGTAGAACCAGTGCTGGGGTCCCTCCGGGTTGCAGTTGAACCAGAGTCTGGACCCCTGGACGCTGCACCTTGCGATGGCCTGTTCGACGAAGGATCTGGGCATCAGGGCCGCCTCGTCCAGGAGGACGCCCGCCAGGGTCACCCCCTGGATGAAGGCCGCGCTGCCCTCGTCCTTGCCGCCCATGAGGTAGAACCGGTTTTCCCGGCCGCTGCGTCCGATGATCACCAGGTTCTCACTGCGCCGCTCTCTGCACCGGAATCCCAGCTCCTCCAGGGTAGGGGTGAGCTCTTGTAAGAGGTTCCTGCGCAGAGAGACCACGCTTTTGCCGCAGAAGGCGAACTGAGCGCCCCGAAAGCTGGCCATGGCCCAGCAGACGAAGCTCAGACCCATACAGAGGGTTTTTCCGCTTCTCACGGCCCCGTCGCAGATGATGGCGTCATAGTGCCGGTCCGCGGACCGGGGGCCCCA